CGCGCTCCCCCGTCCACAGCCACGCGTTCCCGTGCTCTCGCACAAAGTCAATGTCACACTTTGGATAAGAATTCATATATCCTTTCGCTCGCATAGTCTAATTGGTCGAAGTTCAGCCCGTGCCAGCTCCCAATCCAGAATCCGCTCGAAAACACCCTGTCCGCGTTTGGCAGCGGGTCAGCGTCGTAATCCACGCCCTTGTACGCCGGTTGGCGCGTGATGTTCCCGCCAAACATCAGCCGTGTCGCCACGCCGCTGTCTTCCAGATGGCGCGTGATCTCACGCCTGGTGAAGCCCGCGTCATCCCGAATCGTCAATGGAAATCCAAACCACGCTGTATCAGGTTTGTAGGATACTGGCAGGTAGAACCAATCCTCTGTATCTCTCAAGTTGTTGTAAAGGTGCGCGAAGTTCTGACGGCGCTTGTCCAGGAACGCGGGTAATTTCTTCAACTGCTCAAGTCCCACCGCCGCTTGCAAGTCGGTTGCCTTCAGGTTGTAGCCGATGTGCGAGTAGATGTACTTGTGGTCGTACTGCACACCGTCGATCGTGTAATCGAAACGCCGTCCGCAGGTGTCATCGTGCCCTGGTTCGCACCAGCAGTCGCGCCCCCAATCGCGCATACTGCGCAGGCGCATGAACTCGCTCGTGTCGTTGGTCAGTACCATCCCGCCTTCGCCTGTGCTCATGAAGTGCGCCGGGAAGAAACTGAATGTTGCCGTGCGCGTGTCCTGTCCGGGGAAGCATCCATCGCAGGAATCCACCACCTCGCCCGAGGTACAGAAATTCCCAAGCACGTGACAGCCAACATCGACTGTGTGTTTGGGAAGATATGAGCCTATTTCAATGTCCACGAAGTAAGGCCGCGCCCCGCTCTGGATGATCGGGTTCACCGTTGTCGGGAATGAGCAGGCGCTTACGGTGACACTCTCTCTACCATCCGCGTAGTTGCCTATCGCCAGCAGGTTGGCGGATGAACCGCTGTTCACGAATATGCCGTGCTTGTAGCCGTGAAACTTGGCGAAGGCGCGCTCGAATTCGATGACCTTCTGCCCGCCAGCCCAATGGTTGGTGCGTGCCACGTCGATGAGGGCGTTCACTTCCTCATCGCCTGATACCTGCCCGCTTACCGGTACGTGCACGTCTAAGCCGTTACGCATTTATTTGTATTTCCTTGAATATGTCGCTCCTATTTCTTTTGCATAATCAGTTAAAGCTTTATGGTGTGCGTCATCAAGGCTTAATCCCAATAATCTATATTTTTTATACTTGCCCATAATCGGGCCATCGTCTTTAGTTAAACTTAACGCATGACTAATGCTTGGCCACCCTCCAGGAGGTCTTTTCAATGAATATTCAACCATTGCGCCGTCTTTTGTAGAACTAACAACAATAGTCTCTGATACATCGTTTAGCTCTGCTGAAAAAACGTCTTGGTTGCTAAAGTTATTTTCTATTCCAGGGTGGTTGTGTAATATAATGGAGTCTTGTAACTTGTCTAAGTTTTCTTTTGAAAACTCAACGTGAATCTCGTCGCCGCTAATTATCCCAATAACGTTTCCATCCTTGTCAAATATGTATCCTGTTTCTTTTTCTGCGTTATATATCTTTTCTTTTGCCGCCTCTATGCTTTCTTCCGGCTTTTTATCCTTACCCAAATACGGAGCGTTCTGAGGCACGCCGTTCTCGTCAATGAACACATGATCCCCGTTGATTGTGACCCAATGACCACCCTCGGTATTTGCCTTCAGCGACTTCTCGCCATCCTTCGCCGCCGTCACCCTGTCCACGATCTCGTCAAACGCGTTATTCGTTGCCCTCTCAGTCGTTGGCACCAGCGCGCAATCACAGCGCCAGCCACCGCACTCAAGCGCCTGGTTTGGCGGATTCTGCGGATGGATGCCTGACCGCTCCCAATCCTCCGCATACGCCACGATTCCATTGAGCGCCGCGCAGGTTGCGCAATGTTCCTCTGTCGCGCCCATTTCCCATTTCAGCTTGACCTTCTTGCGCTTGCCAAACCACACCTTCGCCTGGTTCACCACGTCGGTATAACGATGCGCCCACACTTCGATGCGCCCCGCAAACTTCGTGCGGTACTCCTCAAGCGTTCCGCCCATGAGCCTCAGCGCCAGGATGTCAGACCCCAACGCCAGCACATAATCGTATTCTGACGCGATGATCTTGTTCAACTCTTCAATGTCTTCATTGGTGAACTCGGAAGGTTCAACACCAACCGCGCGCGCACCTTCACGCCACGCCTTGCCCATCTGGTCAGCGATGGTATCGGTCATGTCCTGTATCCACGCGAACTCGCCCAGCTCGCCCCTGAATAACTGCAGGCAGTAGGCGCGCAACTGGCGCAGAAACATGGCTTCAGTCTTGATCTCCACCAGTCGCCACAGCGCCGGAATCGCGTCAAGGAGATCAAGCAACCAGTTCATAACCAGATGACCTCTCCAAGTTGCAACCAAAGGTAAATATACTCAGGCGGGATTGTCAATGTTCACCCCCGCGTCCACAGCCCGGTTAATCGCGTCAGCCACCATCTTCAGCGCTTCCACGTTGATGTCTTGATGCGCTGGCGCTCCCGTGACCTCGAACGCCTGCCCGATGTCCTCTTTGCCAGTCACGTATTTCAAGCGCTCGCGGATGTCAGCCGCCATGTCTTCAGGAAGCGATTTCACCTCGAAGTCGGCGCACGCCCCCTTGCCCTTGCGGAAGTTGCGCTCAGCTATCTGCCGCCACAGGTTGAGTTCCTTGATCTGCTCGGAGGTCAGCGTCAGCGGGTCGGCCGCTTTTCGTTCTTCCCGCACCCTTTCTTCGGCTGGTTTGTCTTCGGTGGGTTTTTCTTGTTCTTCATCCGGCTTCTCCTCTTTCTCTTGTGGTTGGAAACGTGCCGCTTGCGCCTCAGCCAGCAACTGCTCGCGCTGTTGTTTCGCCGCCATGTCAGCGTCGAGGTCAGCGAACTTCACTCCCTGCGGTAACTCGATGCCAAGCATCTCAGCCGCCACGCTCGGTCGCATGCCAGCGTTGACGTAGGTCGAGAACGCGGTTGCGCGCTCCATCTCTTCTTCCTGCATCGCGTCAATGGCGTTCGGGTCAAACTTCAGCTTCAGCCCCCACGGTTTGAGCACCTGCTCGTTGAATCCCGTCTCGATTGCCTTATACACCTTCACGAACGCGCTGGTCGTATACCAAATTTTGATAAGGTGTTTTATCTCGGTTGCAAATGCCATGTCGGACATGAACAGCCCGGATGGAATGCCAAACGCAGTTGCGATGTTCTCTATCATCTGCTTCGTCAGTTCAGGGTATGCGCCCCTGATGTCTTCCATGCCAGCGCCCACCTTGACCACGCTCAGCGCTTCGGTGTTGATGATCTTGGCGGCTATGTCGGTCTTGCCCCTGAAGAACCTATCCCACCAGCGCTCCGCCTTCTCTCGCTCAGCCGGACCAGGCATTCCCTTCGCGCCAAGCACCGTAGGCGGGATGAACCCGCGCTCCGCGTAGGTAGCAATCGTGCCGTCCATGTTGAATAGCAACCGCGCACTCAAGAGCGCGTTGCCAGCCGGATGCGTCAGCGCCGGCCCGATCTCCACGTCGGAGTCAGGTAGCCAGAAGTACACCATCACGGGGTCGAGTTCGCTCTCGATTGGGTAATACCTTGATACCGCGCCCTTGTCAGTCGTGCGGTCAAACCATTTCAGTCCGTCACGCGTTATCTCCGCTCTCACGGTTTGAGGCGCAACGAACTGCATGTCCACGATCGCCCGGCTCGTCAGTTGCGGAATGAGATACGCGCGCCCGAAGCACAGGCTCGATGCCAGCAGGTAGAACAGCGACTCCGGCGATTCAAGCCCGCCCGTTTTGTTCTTCCAATCGGCGGATGTGTCGTACGGTTCGCCGTTCTCTCTCAGTATGGCAAATGGCAGCGCGCTCACGGCGTTGGCGGTCATGTCCACCGCCTTTGCCAGCCACGGCACCACGCGCCTGAGCTGCTGCGCCTGCGTGATGTCATCACCGCCACCGCCTGAGGTCATTGACAGGAATCCGTCGATGCCCCCGAATATATCGAAGTTGATCGATTTCACGCCTTCGCTGATGTCCCTGATGCTAACGCCTTTTGTTTTCGCCATGTTTGCTCCTAACTGATGAGCCACGCGTCGTTGCTGATGCTGTACCACGCGAACGCGAGGGACATCACACAGTCGTCGTGCTGCCCCTCTGGTGCTGAATATGTATAATTGCCCGACGGCGTGCGCTTGCTCTCGTAGGATAGCAGCTCGCCAACCAGGATTGGATTGTCAATGATGTGGATAAGTCCGTGTTCAAATGCGCTCTGTAATCTCTGGATAATGTCATGCTTTGTCGTGTTCGTCGTGGTGAAGGGAATGATGTTAATATCGTGCTCTCGCAGGTGGTCGATCACCGGCGCGCCAATGCTGTTCGATTCCACTACCATCCCGTCCAGATGCCATTTGCGGTAGGTGGCAAGAAGCCTGTCCTCCAGCACTGGGTAATCCACGCGGTTGAATCGGTCAAGCGCCACCATTTCGCGCGTGTTCACGTCCAGCACCGTGATAACCGTGTAATCCACCGCCGCCGCCACATCCACCCCAGCGCTGTACTGGTGACCCTCAAGCGGTTGCTCAAGTGGTTGCAGGATGGCCGCGTCGTGTACCCTGCGAAATACCGCGCCCTCGCTGTCAACGAACTCCGCCAGGTATTCCTGCCTGAATATGATTTCAGGTAACTCCGCCCGCGCCGCTTCGATCTCACCTTTCGGCATGAAAGGGTTCGCGCTTGTCGGGTAGGTGAACGATGACCAATCCGGCTCCGCCCCACCCTTGCGGTGAATGTCCCAAAACCAGTT